CCATCGAACGCTTCTTGGGCTGAGCTTACGAATGTAGAGTATCAAGATATCTGGTCCAGTGATGATGTTCGCTTTTCTAAGAGCCATGGCATCAACAACGAGTATGCTATGATGCTTTTCAGGTTCAAACTGGGCGCAAGAGAGCAATGCGTCAAGAAGCTTGTGCTGAGTTTTGAGGGCTATGGAACAGCGCCTTCAGGAAACGGTGTTACAATCAAAGTTTGGAATCACGTGGCCTCTGCGTGGCAGCAAGCTCAGAGCGGGACCAGTGGGGAAGATGAAACGCTCACTATCATGATCACTTCCAACTGGACAGATTTCATTGATTCGAATGGCTATGTTTGGCTTCTGGCCAAAACAACGAATCCGAGTGATGGAAGCACACCTGCGGTCTTGTATTGCGATTTTGTCCAATGCACCATGCAGGTTTACGGGATCACTTACTGCGATGTCGTGAGCTATCGGCACATAGACGTCACAGATGTTAAGCCATACCTCTACAGGACTGAGTTTCTGTTGAAGGGCTGGCTTTTTGAGACTCTTTCATGGTAATGGAGGAATAAGAAAAGAATGGTTGAAACCTATGGTTCGGATCAGGAGCGCGTCTACTACGTTGCGGAGGACACGTTCGGGACTACGCCGACAAACCCAAGTATGCTTAGCGTGCCAGCGGATCAGATAGAGCTCAGCATCGACCCGGGCAACATCAAACTGAGAGGTGCGGGAAGCTACGATCTTCAGTTGATCAAGAAGGGACTTAGGCAAGTGGGGCTTAAGGTCGGCTATCCGTTGCCTTCCGCGGCACCTATCGAATTGCTTCAATGGGCGAAAATGGACCTTAACAAGAGCCTCAGCATGCAAGTCCTGTACTATAAAGGTCAATTTGTCGATGCTACCGACATTATTTCGCTGCTCTTTACGGGCATGAAGTTCCATAAGGTAAGCGTTAGTTGCAGTATCGAAGATGTCGTTAGAGTCCTAGCGGAATTTCAAGGATTGGATATTGCCACAGGTACCGCGAAAATCAGCGGCGCCACCTACACCGACCATGCGGGAGCTGTAGCCTTCCACGAAACCTACGTTAAGAAAGATACCACAACGCTTGACCGCGTTACAGATTGGAAATTCGACATAGAAAACAATCTCAAACGAGTGCCTGTCATTCGCTCAAGCAATGGCCATCTGCTGAAGTATCTGCCCTTCCGTCATAGAAACCTCTCTGGAGAATTGACTTTCGAGTTTGAAAGCATCCAAGAAGCTACTGAGGTTCTTGCTGACACGGAGTTTACGCTTGAGTTTGGGCTGGGCGGAACCTGCAAAGCCGTTTTCCAATGCTGCAAATGGGATAACGTGTCAATTCCGAGCAAGATGGAAGACCTGCTTTATCTGAAGGCGCCGTTCGTTGCTAAAGGTCCTGTTTCGATCAGCGCGACTTAGGAGGTGCCAAGAGTGATATCTGAAGCTGAGGCTAAAGCCATTATTCGTATAGGTGCGATGTGCTCTCGCTTTTCAGAGCGGATCAGCAAGCTTCCGAAGCATCTGCAGAATACTTTCCTAGCGGACTTGGAAACTACAATCGATAATCGCCTGAAAGTTTTGGAGAAGGTGAAATAATGGAAACAGCAACCATCGAGATTGACAAGCGGTTCGGCGAAGAATTTGAGGGCTCCTACACGCTTCGCCAGGTAACGCAGGGCGAATATGAGCGTGCGCTTGTCAGCTATATGGATGCTCTCGGTAAAATCGCCAAGCAGGATATCCTCAAAGTCAACCGTGAAATGCTCTGGCTCGCCCTAGTGAAGCAGCCAGAAAACAAGCCGTTAACTAAGGATCGCGTGGTTCAGGGTCAGTTGCCCTACGGTCTCAGCATTAAACTTCAAGGGGCTTACGACAGGGTCAATGGGCTCGAGGCTGAGGAACAGTGTTTTTTATCAGAGCAGTCAGAAGGGGCAAGCCAAACGCCAGGCTCTCCAAGTTCGTCTTCTGCGAGCGATTCGGATGGACAGAAGCCGAGTACAACGCTACCAGCCGAAGAACCATCGTTGAATTCACAACAATCCTGAACGCGCTTGAGGCGATGGCTGAGGAAGAGCGTCAAAAGGCGGAAAAGGAGGCAAAAAGACGACTGTAGAAGTCTCATTGGACGTGGACGGAATTGAAGAATTCCAAGCTGCAATGTCCAAGTTGGATAGTGGCCTGCAACGCCACGTGCACCGGTATCTTGCTAGTTTAGCGGCTGACATCAAAGCTGAAGCCAGGCGTCTTGTTCCCGTGAGAACTGGCTATCTGCAGAGCACTATCTATGCAAAGATTCAAGAGTGGGTTGCCGAGATCGGCGCCGATGCTGCTTACGCTCTTTTCGTAGAGCTTGGCACGAAGCACATGCGGGCTCAGCCTTACCTTTGGCCAGCGATCCAAGCATATCTTCCGCAACTTGAAAACATAATTTGTCAGGCTATCGATGCGGCTAGGGCGGAGGCTGGGCTATGAGTTTTCGCGAGATAGCGGTAACGATAAGGGCAGTGAATAGGGCTTCAAATGAGTTCTCGCGGATTCAGACCGATGCTGAAGCGCTTTCTGCACGTGTGAAAAGTCTCGGTTCAGCACTTGCGGGCTTGGGGGCTGCTGGTGTTGCTATCGGTAGTGTGGCGCATCAAATGGGCCTGTTGAATGATGAGCAAGCTAAGGTGTTCAACAGTGCTATGGCTGTGGTTACTGTTATGGGCTTGTTTCTGCGTACAAGTACGGGTTTAGCTGTTGCTCAGAAAGTCTATTCTGCGGCTTGTTGGGTGGCGACTGCAGCTCAGAACGCCCTCAACATCAGCTACGGGACCTTTCTAGCTCTAACGGGTGTCGGGATCGCGGTGATCGTTGCGGCTGCCGCTGCTATGTGGAGCTTCGCGAACAGCATGAACGCTGCGACTTCAAGCGTTCAGAATTTCAATGAGGCGGCTGCTGAGGTGCCTAGTCGTACTCGTAGTATTCAGCGGGCTGGCGAGGTTGATTTGTACCGTCAGGGAGTTGAAGGTGTGCCTTGAGCGTTGACATTCCTAAGCTTACTATTGCCCTTGGGGCTTACGGTATAGCGCAGGGCGATGTGATCGAAGCCCGAGTGCATCTTGGCGCCACGAAAGAGGTTAGCAGTTGGGAGCTGCTCCTGCAGAACTGGAATTCGAAGTATAGTTCTGGCGGGACTTATCCGCTCAGTGTTGGCCAGGACGGCTATATCTGCATCGGCAGAGGCGTGAACGTTCCGCGAGTCATTACTACGAGGACCGAGAGCGTCAAGTACGAGTCTAATCCCAGCGAGAGTTATGTGCGCGTGAGCGGTCGATGCTGGGGCGAGAAACTCTTCCGTCAGGTCCTAACTAAGACATACGCTAGCCAGAAAGGTGAGGCGATCGTTAAGGATCTGTTGGATTATTACTCTGGGCTAAGCCATGTTCGTGATTCTGTGGAGCTCGTAGAGAACACAAGCACCACGTTCACGCTTTTAGAGTATGAGAATACGCCTGTTTGGGATATTATCCGGGCAGTTGCTGATGCTTGCGACAATGCGGGCGTGATTGGCTATGATTTTCGCATAGCTCCAGATGCCAAATTCGAGTTCTTCCCGAGAAACAGCAAATCCTCCGTGGTCAGTTTAAGCGAGAAGATCGAGGTTAGCGAGTATCGGAAGGACATCTTTAGGGTGCGAAACAGGGTCACGATTTATGGGGCGCCAGAGAAAAGCAGTCCAGCAGATAAATTTTCATCGGTTGAAAGCCTCTCGCCAACGGAAGGTGCATGGACTGCAGTCGCGGGCTCCGTTAGCCTTGATAGTTCAAAGCATTATTCTGAAGGCACTGCGAGCATCAAAAACTCGACAGGCGCTAACTATTACGGTGCGAGCCTTTTCACTTTCGGGACTTCATATATTGTCGACGCCGGCAAATTTCCGTTACTCTTTCTTGTGCTTGCCAGAGATTCTACGCTACCCGGCGATTTCAGTATTATATTATTCGATACCTCTGATAGGAGTGCTCAATGTCAGATCAATCAGATAGGCGATGATAAATGGGTTCTTGAGCAACTCAAGGTTGGCTCTGCGTACGCTGATCAATGGGCTGTTGAAGCTAATTTCGATTGGACGCATATCTGGCGTGTTGAAGTCGTAGGTTGGTGCACTGATGCGACGCCCGGTAACTTCTGGGTTGGACAATTATTTTTCGGTGGTTGCCGCTATAGCTCTATGCAGGAGGATTCAGCGAGCCAAAGCGCTTATGGTCTTCGCATGTACGTTGACACTGATGAGGAACTCTACAGCGATAATGAATGCATGTTGAGGGCGAAGGCGATCCTTGCTAGTCTAAAGGATCCTGCGGAATACCTTACGGTTCGTAGCACTGTTATCGATTATGGCAGTAGTCCTCTTTTGGCTGGAGATAAGATCAACGTTGTCCTGCCTAACGAGAATGTGAACGCGGATTTCCGCATTCTAAGTGCTGAATATTTTGTCGATGCGAAGACCCAAACGCTTGAGATAACTTTGGAGTTGGGACGTGAGATTCCACTCTTGGCTGATTACATGTACGCTTTGCGGTCCAAGATTGGTCACGTTAGCAGGTACAAAAAAGCGAGGTAGAAGCAGGCAATGAAAAATAGTTTAAAGAAAACGCTTGAGGGATTAAGCCCAGGAGACCTTATTTACTGTGATTGGTGTGATGCCAGCACGGGTAAGACGAGCAGCAATGGCGGCGTCATCGACATGCCCGTCAGAAGCTGGGGAGTGTTCGTCGGCGTCTTCGGGAAGAAGATCAAACACATCGTGTTGGCGCAGAACAGTTTCGAGTACGCTGATGGTCTCTTCGACTTGGATTATACGGCTATTCCGCTGGGCTGGGCGGTTGACGCCACGGTTTTGGTTAAGGCGCATTTTCCGCAACACATCGCTCGAAAGCTGGTTAACAGTTTCTTGATGAAGGATTCGAAGATGTTTGTGCGGTCGAATCGTGCGCGCACTCTCTTCCAGAGGAGGTTAAGCATCCATGGTGGGCATCATTAGGCGTGCGTTGACGCGGAGGCGTAAGCAACGGGGGCGAGTGGTTACGGAGGAGCCCAACGAGAGCCTTGTGTACGTGGTAAAGTTCAGCCTCGGCATGACGGCGTGTCTAGCGGCTATTGAGATTGCGCAGTTAGCGTTGCTACGTACATGGAACAGCGAAATCTTCGCTGCAATCACCGGTCTAAGCGGCACAGTCATGGGAATATTCGTGGGGCAAAAATCATGATTATTGGGAACGAGAAGCGTCTCTTCAAGATTTGGAATTTCCGAATCGGCTAAACTAGATGATTTGGAGGCGGAATATGCAGAACTTCGAGAAAAGATCAAGGACAAAGCGTCCAAGCCAAATCCTGCCAGCATGGTACCAACTCCAACAAAGTAAGCAGCTGGAGGAAATGACTGAGGTTGAGAAAGCCCAGCAGCTTAGCAAAGATCCTGTGATTTTCTTTGAGCAAGTGTTAGGGTTCAAGCCGTATTCTTATCAGGTAGAATTTATCAGACTGTTTCAGAATAACCAGTTCACGGCTGCTCGGTGGTGCCGCCAGAGTGGGAAAAGCGCAACTATTTCGGCGTTACTTCTTCATTATGCGGTGACAAATCCAGATAGCCATATCGGGGTTGTTGGTCCTTCTTGGCGTCAGACCAAACGCATTATCGCTAGGATCGCAGGCTTTGCTAAAAAGTTACCTCCAGGCATGGTGTTCAAGCCGCACAAGACATACATAGAATGCGCCAACGGAAGCGATATTGAAGCATACCCGAACAATCCGGAGACTATACGTGGTCCGGCGCTCTCAGTAGTGTATGCCGACGAAAAGAACTTCATTCCTAACGATGAGGAAATGTATGATGCTATCTTGTTTACGTTGGGAACGACTAACGGCAAGTATGTTTGTAGCAGTACTCCTTGGAATTCGGACAGTTTGT